GTTGAAAAAATTGTTGAAAAACCAGTTGAAGTTGAAAAAATTATATATGTAGATAGACCAATAGAAGTTGAAAAAATTGTTGAAAAAATTGTTGAAAAACCAGTTGAAGTTGAAAAAATTATATATGTAGATAGACCAATAGAAGTTGAAAAAATTGTTGAAAAAATAATTGAAAAACCAATAGAAGTTGAAAAAATTATATATGTAAATAGACCAATAGAAGTTGAAAAAATTGTTGAAAAACCAATAGAAGTTGAAAAAATTGTTGAAAAACCAGTTGAAGTTGAAAAAATTGTTGAAAAACCAGTTGAAGTTGAAAAAATTGTTGAAAAAATAATTAAAAAACCAGCAAAAACAAGTAATGGTGGATTATATAGTTTTTAATTATTTTTTGTGTTTTTATGTAATGTAAAACTATTTAATATATTATTATATAGTTTATTTAATTGTTGAACTGTATAATTATAAATTAACCAATATGAATATAATTGATGATTTAACAGAAGTAAAAGAAATTTTAACTGAAGCAAAAGAAACTGAAGATTTTGAACAGATAGACAATGCAATTGAATATATAACGGATATGATTTTAGCATATAGTGAAAATTCAAAAGTTAAAGTATCAACCAGATATAATAATTCTAATGAACCGGATATTGAAAATGAAGACGATACCGAATAAATAAAATAACGTTATATATAATATTATATCATATATATTTTATATGATAATTTTTTTGACTTTATTATTAATAATATCGGTGGTTTGTAATATAATGTTGTGGTTTTGTTTAAGGCAAGCACTTAATGTTACATACTATCTTGAAAATAGCATATTAAAATTAGAAACGTGGATAGAAGACTTTAAAAAATTAATAGAAAATGCATATTTGGGCTTGAAATCTGTTGATAGAAGTGGTATGTTTGAAAACGATGATTCTGTAGGATTTCTTTTTAAAGAAATGTTGAATATAATATCAACATGTAATGCTAGAATCAACGAATATAATAATGAAACTAACAATGAACCGGAAGAATACGCTAATAACAACACCGAACAAAAACAAACAAGCGATAATTAAAGACAACTTACATTATCGAAAAAATAATATTAATATCATTCCAAATAGTGATAAATCTGATATGTCACAGAAGAAACGAAGAAGTAAATGTAGTTCAAAAACACAAAAGAATTATTTTACACAAGAAACTGAAGATGCAATTATTGAATTTAATGCGTCTGCAGATTTAAATTATCGAAATTATTTATATAATACAAAAATAAAATTTGCATTTGAAAAGATTGCAGAGAATATTTTTAATACATTTAAATTTTCATATTGTGATTCAACACCTTTAAATATTCAGCAAGAAGTTGTTTCACATTTAATATCAAACTGCCATAAATTTAAATCTGGAAAAGGTAAGGCATTTTCATATTTTTCGATTGTTGCAAAAAATTATTTGATAGCACATAACAATACAAATTATAAGAGTGCGAATAAACATGTAAATATTTCGGATACCGTTTCAGAGGATTCAATAAGTTTGCAAGTTGAAGATGGTTACTATTCAGATGTACAAAATAAAGAATTGCTTAATCTTATTATAAATTATTGGGAAGATCATGTAACAAAAGTATTTACAAAACCAGTTGATTTAAATATTGCATATGCTGTAATTGAACTTATCCGAAATTGTGATCGAATAGAAAATTTTAATAAAAAAACATTATATTTGTTGATTAGAGAAATTTCGGATTGTAAAACACACCAAATAACTAAAATTCTGTCGAAAATGAAAACACATCAAAAAATTATTATGCGACATTACTATGACAACGGAACTTTATATTAACTTTACTATTTATTAGTTATATGGACTTTGATTTTGAAATATATAAAAATAAAAATTTTTCATCGTTATGTAAAGATATAGTAAGTAATTCAGAAAAACGAAAATCTTTTATAGAAGGTGAAATAAAAAAGATTATATCGTTAGCTACTACTGTTTCGGAAGCTATGGTCATTTATCCTCTTGTAACTGGATTAATTGATGCGGGGACAAAAAACGATGAACAATTGATAAAGTTGGCGGGGGTTTTACAAAAAATAGTATCGAAAGGAGAAGATTCTAGTGATGGTTCGTTATTAATTACGGAAGAAGAAAAGAAACAACTTTTAGAATTACAAGATTTCTCAATAGATATAGAAGATATAAAAGAAAAATCTAAAATACCAACAAGCAAAAATGAAATTGAAGAATCTGTAAATAATCATTAATTAAAATGTCAAATTTATTAACAAAAGGATATACCTCGAATTTTAAATTGGCTGTTGTAGTTGATATTATTCTCGACGAATCCCACCCATATTTTTCAAAAGAACACAATCAAAAAATTGCATCTGAAATAAAGAATGTGTATCCAGATCAAATTCCTGTTAATTATAATAATGATGTTGCAGATAAAAATGACATTGATTATTCTGTTATTGGTCGAGCGAAAGTACGTATTATAGACACAGAAATACGTATATCAACTTCTAGATTGCGGTGGGCATTACCTCTTACACATTGTTTTACCCAGTATCCATTATTAAACGAATGCGTGTTGGTAATAGAAATGGGAGAATATCTATATTATACAAATTCGTTTAATCAATATAATTTTCCGACTGCAAATCCATCATATAAATTTGAAATTGGATTAAATGCTTTTAGCCGTGGTGCCATTCCATCTAGTTTTGTTTATAATAACGATGATGCTAATACACTTAATAACAAACAATCATATTTAGCACCCCCTAGTATAACGACCGTATTTAATTCTGGATTTTTGGGTGAACGTTTTATTTTAAATCCATATATTCGAACACTTAAACGATTTGAAGGAGATACTACAATTGAAAGTAGATTTGGTCAGTCTATACGGTTTGGTGCATATGATAATACGGACAATGACTGTGATATTGAATTAGAATCTAAATTACAGAGTAGAAAGGATACCTCGTATAGTTTAAATGCATTAACCTTTCCAGCATCTTCTGCAGGTGGTTTTGGCAATCCAACATTAACAATTAGAAATAGACAACGAAATTTATCTTTAGAACATGATCTCCAATATACACATAAAAGATTACCAGCAATACCAAAAATTTCAGATAAAGAAAAAAACTTTGGTGGTCAAATAGAAGAAGATATTAATAACGATGGATCTACAATTGAATTGAACAGCGGAATACGAGTTACAAAATGGATTACAAGCTGTTATAAATCAATGTTTGGAATCACCGAAGGAAATGTTCCGACAGAAGAACAGGTAAATTATAATCCAGCTGGAGCAACAAATTTTATATTTCCAAGGTTATGTGGAGATCAAATTACAATTAACAGTGACAGATTAATTTTTTCAAGTCGATTAGGAGAAACATTTCATTTTTCAAAACGAAGATATGGAATTGTGACAGATAATGAATTTACCATTGATGCAAATGATCAAATAGTAATGACCACTAATAGAGTTGCCTGTATAAATGCTCCGCAAATATTTCTTGGTCAATATGGAGAAACGAACGAACCTGCTGTTTTGGGCCAAACTGCGGTTGATTGGCTATATGATTTATGTAATTGGTTGCTTAATCATGTACATTGGTATAATCATGTTCATCCATATCCACATAGTCATCCAGACGCAGGAGGAGAAAGTCCTCGAACAACTATAAACTCAGAGAATAACCAAACACAAGCACCTGTACAACAAGCTAAATTAAAACTATTAAGAGACAATTTACATAAAATGTTAAGTAGAAGAGTGTTTTTGGTTGGTGGTGGCTATGCTTCTGGGTCGGATGGTATAAAGCCAGAAGAATCGGAATCTGATTGTCTTGATCCTATTAAAATAAATACTGTATCTGGGGATGGTGTTCTTGGAGATTTTAAAGGAAAAAATAGAAGAGAAAATCCCAAACCAAAGAAATTTTAAATTAATTCATAAAAGTGATATGTTAAACGTTTCAAACAATAAAATACAAACCCGTGATGTCAAATTTAAGGACCCAAATCCACCCTCTGCAAATATTCCAGATAAAACAATCAGTGGATTACCATTCGAAACGGGATTAATTGATAAAAATCCAAATATATCAAACACTGTTATGGAAATTGATCAGTCTAAAGTAAAAATCAATCAAAAAGAATTAAATAAAAAAAAGTTAGAAACAAATACTAGTCAATCTATTAATATTGTACCAGAAAATATATCCTCTTGGAATCCAAATGGATTTAATCCCACTCAAATTTAATATAATATTTTTAAATATCTTTTTTACACTACTTATATTTAATAGAAAAGTTTTTTTAACATGAATATTGAATTATTAAAAAAGTATATAAAAAAGATTATACAAGAAGAGATTAGAACATCTATTAAAGGCTTGATTTCTGAAGCTGTAAACCGCGAATTGAAAAAAGTTTTAACCGAAACGCCTCAGTTACAAACTTCGGTTAAAAAATCATTTACAGAAAACCAGAAATTAAATACCTCGTTAAATGACATTATAAACGGATTTGATAATACAGATTTCGAAACAGAAAATGTACAGTCCAACATTAATGAAAACAGACTTACACAGCAGCAACTTAATCATCCACTTTTAAATAAACCATTAACAAACAATCCAAATATAAATAACATTTTAACAGACATGCTTGTGAATGGATATGATCATGTTAAAAGCGCGGAAAGTATGAGTCCTCTTGGAAATTTCGCCGTAAGCAATTCTTATCCTGTTTCTACTCCGTCGTTTAGTGGTGGGGCTACACATATGGGGGAGTTTGGTCCGGGTCTTATTCAAGAATCAAATGAAGAAGTGTGGGATATTAAAAAACCAATGAGCGTAAATTTTAATAAATCTAATATGAGTAACTCTTCAAATATTCCACAAACAAATCAACCAGCACAAAATCTTAACGTTGCCGAAAAGGCTATAACAAGAGATTATCGAGAGTTAATGAAAAAAATTGCGAATAAATAATTATTATATATGATTACAAACATTCTAGGATTGTCACTACCCTTACGTTTGGGAAGTCGTGGATATTTTGATACGAACATATCTACAATAGATCAAGTAAAATCGAATATAACAAATTTGTTGAAGACACGCCCCGGAGAGCGTAGATTTAATAATAAATTTGGAAGTTCATTATATTCTTTATTATTCAATCAATTAGAATCAGAAGTAAATAAATCTATTTTAATTGATACTATACAACGAGATATAGATATGTTTTTAAATGGTATTTATATTCAAAATGTTAAAGTAAGTGAAAATGATAAATATGAAAATGAAAATAATGTGTCAAATTCGATATTTATTAATATAAATTTTACATACAACGGTATAGAATCCAATGTAGATGTTAAATTAACAACCTAAAATGTCAACAACGTCAAATAAATATTATAATCGTAATAGTAAAGATGTAATGTACATTAATCGTGATTTTGATTCTTTAAAATCACAACTTATTTCTTTTACAAAGCAATATTATCCAAACACATATAAAGATTTTAGCGAAAGTTCTCCCGGACAAATATTTATTGAACAAGCTGCATATGTTGGAGATGTATTATCATATTATACAGATCAACAATTTTTAGAAAGTTTTATACAATTTGCAACTGAGAGAAAGAACATAATTAATGGTGCAGCATCGCTTGGATATAAACATAAAATATCATCCGCATCTAATACAACGGTAGAAGTTTTTCAGTTAGTTCCTGCAGAAAAATATAAATGGATTGATGAAACTAATAAAGAACATATTGATTTTCGACCAAATTCAAATTATTTTTTAATTTTAAAACCATATACACAATTATCATCTACGTCTGGAATTAACTTTTTAATTGAAGATGCTATAGATTTTAATCAAAATACATTATATTCACCACGAGAAATTACGGTTTACGATAGAGATCAGAACACACAAGAACCATTAAGATACTTAGTTAAAAAAACAGCAACGGCATTTTCTGGATCAATTATAACAACAACTGTTTCAATCGGAACTTTATCCTCTTTTCTGACACTCCAACTACCAGAGAAAAACATATTAAAAATAATAAGTGTAACTGATTCTGAGAATAATAAATATTATGAAGTTGATTATCTAGCACAAGAAACAATCCCGATTTCAATTGATAACATTTCATCCAATAACGAAATATTTTCACAATACCAAGAAGAAACCCCAAAGTTGTTAAAATATTTACGGACAGAACGACGATTTGTGACCTCTGTTGATGAAAATAATAATACATTTTTAAGATTTGGTGGAAATTATGATAACTTTGAAATGGATGTTATTATACCAAATCCATCAAACGTTGGGGTTGGATTAAAAAATTTACGCAATTTAAATATTCCATTAGATGGTAAAAACGTATTAAAAAACAAATCATATGGTATAAGTCCATCTAATACAAATTTAACAATATCATATATAGTTGGAGGAGGATTATCATCAAATGTTAATGCAAATGAAATCAATTCTATTAAATCTATAGACTATTTAAATGACTTATCAGCGCTCTCAGCAGGTCAGAGAGAAGTATTTATGTCATTGCTTCGAAATATGATTGTTAGAAACATTACTCCGGCAACTGGTGGTTATGGCATCGAAAATAATGAAACTATTCGTCAAAACGCAATTGCAAATTTCTCAAGTCAGTACAGGGCGGTAACCTCTGAAGATATTTTGCTTCGTATATATTCAATGTCATCTGAATTTGGTTCGGTTCCAAAAGCATATGTAGAACCAAATTTAATTAGAGATGTTTCTTTTCAGGGAGTTTTTAGTGGATATATAGATGGAAATACCACAAAAGAATATTTGGATATAAATCAACTTAATCCATTAGATAGAAGAAAATTTTTAACTTCTGCAAACCCATTTACTAATAATATATATTTGTTAGGATATAATAATAAAAAGCATTTAACTAAGTGTAATGAAGCAACAATATATAATTTAAAAAAATATTTAGACAATTATAAAATTTTAACAGATAAATATAACTTTATTGATGGTTATATAATTAACATTGGAGTTGAATTTAAAATATCAATTTATTCTGGTTACAATAAACAAAACGTATTAAATAGTTGTGTTTCAACGATTAAGGAATTTTTTGATATAGATAAATGGGGATTTTGTCAACCAATTAATTTAAGTCAATTACAATTTAATATTATGAATAATGAAGGTGTACAGTCTGTTTCAAGTATTAAAATAAAAAATTTAACTGCGGATGATGATAACGACGGTTTAACATATTCGAATATTGAGTATAATATATCAATCGCAACACAAAATAATATTGTATATCCGTCTAAAGATCCGTCAATTTTTGAATTAAAGTATCCAGACTTTGACATTAAAGGTTTAGTATTATAACTATGAATACATTTTTATATCCATTATCAGATACATATATATCATCAAACCAAAGCACTACAAACTTTGGATTGGATGAAATTCTTGAACTTGAAGCAATTCGCGGAAAACCAACAACAGTTATTCCATCAGGATCATTTTGGCATCCATTGCCGGCGAATGAAGGTGATTACGGAGAGGTTGGTTGGGTATCGTTTGATGAGACAAATCAAGGATGGTATTCATATATTAAACAGGATTCTAAATATAAATGGAAATTCTTTTCAATTCCAGACGGTTCGGGTAATGGTATATCAAGTGGAATTCATTTTGTAAATTTCAGTGGTTCTTTATATTCAGAAGTATTAGAAAATGAAACACATTTTATTAATGGAAAATCCGAAAATTTAACTGGATATTTTTTTGGAAAGTGTAAGATTAAAACCCAATCGAAATTAAGTGGAAGTGTTAGCAGAGGATCTTTTACGGGAACTATTTATACAGGATCTACATTTGACACTATGATATTTAATGAAGATCAAACAATCGAAGATTCCCCTTTAACTGACAATCTAACTGGTAAATTTTATCTGGTAAACTTTTCTGGGGAAATGGATGTATATGGAGAAACGTCCAAAGAAAACATTTGCTTTCCTGACGGTACGTTTAGTGGATCAATAACATCATTACATAATTTTGACGGTAATTTAACATTAATGTCAGATTTTAATATTTTCGTTGATAATACAGAGTTATATTCTGATGCAAACTACTCTGGAGAAATTAATCCTGAAAATCTTCCATTTGATGCAATTTTAGATCAATCATTTACCAGAGCATTACTTAAATTTGATTTTACAAACATTATAAATTCATTTACTAGTGAAGAATTAGAAAATATTAAATATAATTTAAGATTAACAGCATGTAGTCAAAGAAATTTACCATTTAATTATAATGTTTATGCATATCCGATTAGTCAAAGTTGGTGTGGAGGAACTGGTAGAAGTTTTGAAGATATTGGGGAGGGTGCAAGTTGGTTATACCGTAACTATACAAACGGAACACCTTGGTCAACATATAACTTAACATCGAGTTTACAATCTGTGGATTATTTCTTAGATGAACTGAATTCTACTGCTAGTTTTGAAAAGGGAGGGGGTACGTGGTATTACAACAATCCTATCTCTGGGGAATCATTACTTTGCTCACAATCATTTAACCAAGAATCACAAGGAGATATTTATATAGATATTACAAAAATAGTTAATTCTTGGATAAACAATAACATACCAAACGAAGGTGTAATTTTAATGTTATCACAAGAAATTGCATCTTCTCCAGAAAACATATCAAATAGCAAGTTACAATTTTTTAGCAAAGAAACAAATACAATATATTCACCAACATTACAAATAGGGTGGGATGATTCTACATTTGATACTGGGTCGTTGTCTGTAATTAATGATAACTCAGAGGAAATTTTATTAAATTTTAGAAATTTAAAATCGAATTATACATCAGGTGAAATTGTTAAAGTAATTGTATTTGCAAGAAAACGAAATCAATTAAAACAATTTAATAAGTCATTTCAACAACCAAATATGGTAACTCCAGTATGTTTACCAGAAGATTCTAAATTTATGCTTATTGATGCAGAATCAAATTTTGTCTTATTTGACTTTTCAGAACACACAAAACTGAGTTGTGATCCGACAATAGGAAATTATTTTCGTTTTGATACAACTGGAATTCCACTTGAACGGTATTATAAATTTCGCATTAAATGTACGTTTTCTAACAACATAACTCAGATATTTGAATCTGATAAAATATTTAAGGTAACCAGATGAGTGAAAATATATTAAATGTAAATTATAACACATCAACCGAGGTATTACAGCAATATAAAAGTTTTGGAACGTTTAAAAACAACGTAAAAAACAACAATATTGAATTAATATATGAAGATCAAACAAAATCGGTTGGAGAATATTATTATACAAAAATTCCTTTAAAATTGTTTACGTATAATACAGAAAATATTAATGATAGTACAAAAACGGAATTTTCTGAATTAATAACTGAAAAACGGGTTGAACAACGAAACATTAATAATGTTTTAGATGAATATAATAAACTAATAGTTGAAAATCAAATCATGAGTGATACTATTAATGAATTAGTATCTAAATACGAGATGAATGATAACGATCAAATTTTAAATGCAATGAAATCTGAAATTATAAATTTAAGAATTCAGTTGGGGCAGGGAAAAATACCAATTGATTTTTCAAATGAATTTCCTTTTTTACCACTATAACAAATGATATATAACTATTTAACGTTAAAAAATATAGATGTTGATGAGAATGGCCTCATTTATGCATCATATTTTAATAAAAACCTTCAAAAATTATATAAAGAATCAATTGATACTACAGATTTAAATTACTTTGGACATTCAAATGATGATTTAATTGAAATTAGTATATACAACGTAGATGACAATTTAATTTATTTTGGTAATGTTATCCCAAGTATATCATATTCTATACTATCTGGAAAATATAATAATATTGAAAATAAGGAAGAATCATATAGAGTTATAAAATCATTTGTAAATTTTTTAAGATATGATGGAACAATTTTATTAAACACCGAAGATTTATTAACTCAGACCGGAGTATGTAAGCGTGGTGTCAATAAAGTATTATATAATTTTTTACGAAATGTCGCGGGTAATTCAACACACAGACTTATAATAAAAGAAATTTCCCCAAGTAGAACAGAATTAAAATTATCACTTGAATTCAACCAAACAGATTCAGAATCCGCACTTTTAGATTCTATTAAAATTAGCTCATTTGCTAATAAAAAATATTTATTATTAAACGTTGATGATTTAATTCAATATATTATTGAAAATAATCCAATATTTCAATCGTTTAATTCGAATACACAAAATTATAATTACTATGAAATTGCACAATTACTTGGTATAAAAGATTTAGCAAAATTACAAGAATTTTTAAATGACATATATGTTGGAAAAGATATTTTATATGAGTATAAGGACAACAACACAACTGTAATAAACGAAAGTTCAATTGAAGGAATTTCTAGGCAATTATTAAACTTCTCATATTCATATAATTCAATCGAGTTGAGTAAAGATGAAATTTTAACTGCATATGAAACAATCATTCGGTCATTAATTCAACAACACATTTTAAAAAGAACATCATTAAGTAAAGATAAATTAGAACTCATTACTAATGCATTTCTAAAAATAATTTATGTTGATTGGATTGAACCACAAGTTACTCAAATTTTAAATGATTATTCTGATAGATTTTTTGGGTATTATAAAAACGCATTAAATTTTGATAATGGTAATTTATATAAAATCGTAACACATACAAGTTATTATAATGAAATTAATAAATCTTATAATGTTCAAGTTAAATTAGATCAACCATTACCATCAAATTTATCAATAAAAAGTACATGTTGGATAAGTAATATTTCTATTGTACCGGTTTATTTTAATGTAAATTTGTTTTCTGAACCAATTAGTAAAAAAGTTAAATTGGTTGGTGTAAATTTTAATGCTGATGCTGGATTTGTACATACGGCAGAAGAACTGTATAAAACAACAAAAACACCCGATAATACTTTACAACATACTATATTTAATTTACAAGAAAAATTAAATGATTTATCAATAAATTATAATTCATTTGATAATTTTGTAGTATATTCTTCTGCTGAAATTCGAACTAGGTTGGCAAAAAATAAAATTGAAAAATATTATGAATATCAATCAAATATAAATTCGATTATAGATGACGTCCGTAATCTCTCATCATCTGAAGATGGTTTTTTAACAAATAACAACAAAATTATTAGTTCATCATATGTTCCTGCGTATGACAGAGAAGTAAATGACCAAAATGAACTGTTAAAATCGTTTGATGAATATGAGTCATATCTATTCTTTAATAACTTTACAAGTGAGACGTTTGATTCTATAATTGATCGTGCGGTTGAATATGATACGCATAATAAAGATAGTTTAATTAATCAATTACCAGACTATTTAAAAAATGATAATGATTCGCAGGAGTATATAAAATTTACGTCGATGATTGGACATTTCTTTGATAGCTTATTATTATACATCAAAAAATTTCCAAAATTATATTCTGTTGCTAAATATGACTACCCAAAAATGTATTTAGACGAATTTTTAAATACCCATAATTGGATAAGTAAAAATAATCGTATACAAAATAGTAATTTGTATAAGTATTTATTTGGAGATATAACATCAGACATATCATACTTTGAATATGGTAAGGAAATATTAAATAGATTTGCAAATAATTTATCTTACATTTATAAAAC